ACTTCTTATATAAAAGAATTCTACTACAAAGGAAAGGCAGCATAAAAATGAATGTATTAATGGGTGAAAACGGCGGACAAAGCCTGAAAGCGGAGTATTATGGAACAGAAAATGGTTGCGGAGTTAGATTCTTTATCAACGGCGAGTTCATTAAAGAAGAAATCTACGAAGGTAAAAGCGTACATTGGGCTGAGTCAGCAGCTTCAAACTGGCTTCAAGGTATCAAAACTCTCAATGGATGAAAAAGCAATGGCGATTACGCCAAGGACACCTGAAAAGGTGCACCATGAAATAGCTTATATGCTATCAAACGGTGTCAACTATATAGATGCTTTAGTAGAATATGCTCGTATACACAAGCTAGAAATTGAGGTGGTTGCTGACATTGTTAAAAAATCTTCCATCTTAAAAGAAAAAGTTCGTACTGAAGCAGTTAAAATGAAAATGGTGATACAAGATGATCCTGACATCACAAAGTTATGCTAACGAGGAATCATTTCATTGGTATGTAAAGTACCTAGCAATGAAAAAACATTTCACGGATAAAGGCTATAACTACCAAAAATATCGTGGAAAAATAAGAGCGTCGTATGACAAGTTTAGAACTCGTAACGACGTTTATTTTTTCGGCAAACTATCTGAAAAAAGCGATCCAGAAAAACTAATGTTGGCTAACATGATTGTTAAGCCTAACATCTGGATCCGTGAAATCCTCGAGCCTATTGGTGAGGAACGTTATATCGAATGGCAAAGAAAAATGGATTCTTTGACTAGGGTATTTAAAAACGATCTTGCCAAACTCGATGAAAACTACCAAGCTAATTTTACATCAGTACAAGGTCAGCATCCATTGTTGATTACTTTGTACTTACAAAAACAAATTAGTTTGGAAACAATTACTATCTTAGCTTCGTTATCAAATATTTTTCCCTATTGGGAGAAAGAAATAGTTGACAAAATCGTAGCTTATGATATAATAATACTACTAGGTAAGTATAGACCTTTCCTAGAGTACGATGAAAAAAAGTTCAAAAACATTGTTCGCGAACAGTTTTTCTGATATAAATATAACGTTACCTCGTGTAACTATATTTCGCAATACAAACAAATGCTATATAACGCAAAATTAGGAGATACAAACATGACTATGTCATTTGACGCACTTAAAAAGAATCGTTCAAGTTCACTAAACAAATTGAACGCACAGCTCGAGAAAGTTTCTCAAAAGAGCTACTCAGATCCCAACGAAGGTAAAATGTGGAAACCAACTCGTGATAAAGCGGGTAACGGCTTCGCTATCATTCGTTTCTTGCCTGCATCACAAGGTGAAGAAATGCCATTCGTACGTATTTGGGATCACGGTTTCCAAGGCCCAACAGGTCTATGGTATATCGAAAACTCGCTTACAACACTTAACCAGGATGATCCGGTTTCTGAATACAATTCCAAGCTTTGGAATACAGGACTTGACTCGGATAAAGATCTTGCACGTAAGCAAAAGCGTCGCCTAAAATACGTTGCAAACGTACTTGTTATTAAAGACTCTGCCAACCCTGCTAATGACGGCAAGGTATTCATGTATCAGTTTGGTAAGAAAATCTTTGACAAGTGTAACGATCTTATGAACCCACAGTTCGAAGATGAAACGCCAGTTAACCCATTTGATTTTTGGGAAGGTGCTAATTTCCGCTTGAAAATTCGTCAGTTCGAAGGCTATCCAAACTATGATAAATCTGAGTTTGATTCGCCATCTCCAATTGCTGAAGATGATGCGCAAATTGAAGCCATTTGGAACCAACAGCATAAATTGCAAGAGTTGGTTGATCCCAAAAACTTCAAGTCATATGCAGAGTTGAAAACAAAACTCTACCGTGTACTTGCACTTGACGAGGAACCATCTACTCCGTCAACTGCCGTGGATGCGGATGATGATTTGGATCTAAGCAACATGGGTAACATGCAATCATCAGCTCCAGAACCAACACTAAAGGAAGCAATGCCTGCTTCAACATCTAGTGTATCTATGGATGATGACGACGATCTCTCAATCTTCAAGGAGCTAGCGAATGGCTAATAAAGTCTACGAAGAGGTTCTAGACTTTGACTTTGGTTTCAGCTTTATTGATGAAGAACTTCAGGAAAAAGAAGCTGAAGCCAAAGAAACTATTCAACAGGTCAGTAACGAAAAGCAATCACTTGAGGATCAACTCACCGATGCTAAAGTTAAGGCTGATGATTTAGAATATAGGCTAGAGTTACTCTTCAAATCAATTACTCCATTCTTAGATAACCTATGTAAGAATCCGGATAAATCAACTATCTTTTGGCCCGATCGAGTCGGGAAAATTGAAGCCTATAAGGGTAAATTATCGACGATTGTAGAGGGAAAATAATATGAGTCTATTAGACAAACTTGTGAAAAACAGTACCATTAAGATGACGGCTCCTATTATGGATTCCAAAGTCTATGGTAAAAAAGATATGGCGCCTACACAGGTTCCTATGGTAAACGTTGCATTATCAGGCCGTATCGACGGTGGATTAACGCCAGGTCTCCTTGTACTGGCAGGTCCATCTAAGCACTTTAAATCAGCATTTGCCCTGCTGATGGCTGGTGCTTATATGCAACGAAACCCAGATGCTGTATTACTATTTTATGATGCAGAATTTGGTACACCTCAAGCTTACTTTGACAGCTTTGGTATTGATATGAATAGAACAGTTCATACACCAATTACTAATGTTGAACAACTTAAGTTTGATATTTCTCAACAACTTGATAAAATCGAAAAGGGTGAAAAGGTAATCATCGTAATCGATTCAGTTGGTAACCTTGCATCTAAGAAAGAAGTTGAAGATGCACTTGACGGTAAATCAGTAGCAGACATGTCTCGAGCAAAAGCTCTTAAATCTCTGTTCCGTATTGTAACACCACACCTCAATCTTAAAGACATTCCACTCATTGCAGTTAACCATACATACAAAGAGATTGGTTTGTTTCCTAAGGATGTTGTGTCTGGTGGTACAGGTATTTACTATTCAGCCGATACTATTTGGATTGTTGGTCGTCAACAAGACAAGGTTGGTACTGAAATTCAAGGTTATCACTTTGTTATTAATATTGAGAAATCTCGTCATGTACGAGAAAAATCTAAAATTCCAATCAGTGTAAGCTATGAGGGTGGTATCGTTAAATGGTCCGGTCTTATGGATGTAGCTGAAAAAGGTGGTTACCTTCGTAAACCAAAAGTTGGTTGGTATGAAGCAGTTAATCCGGAAACCGGTGAGGTTATCTCTGAGAAACTGATGCGTGCTAAAGAAGTTAACGATAATAAAGAGTTTTGGCTAATGATGTTTGAAAAGACAGATTTTAGCGCTTACATTAAAAACTCGTTTGCAATTGGAGCGTCAGGTAATATTATGAGATCTGACGAGCCAACGGTTGAAGAAGTCGACGAAGTCATTGGTGACGATGAAGATTAAACTTGTTGACAAATTTGACTAAGTGTTATATTATAAATCTATGGCGGCTATATTGGTCGCCATAGTTCACTTAAACCTGGAAATGATACATGATAGAAAATACCGTAATTTCTAATTTGGTTTTTAACGAGGATTATTTTCGTAAAGTATATCCCTATATTAAAACCGATTACTTTGAAGATACTAATATTCAAAAAATCTTTAATACTTATTCCGAATATGTTGAGGAATACAGGGAGCCTCCATCAGTTGAGGTTCTTAAACTTTGTTTAGATAAACGTAAAGATTTAAACGAAGACACATACAAAAATGTTATGGCTACGGTCGATACTCTAACACGCGACCATGATACAGACCAAGAGTGGCTTGTAAAAGAAACAGAAAAGTTTTGCCAAGACAGAGATTTATTTAATGCTATTCGTAAAGCTATTCTTGTTGTTGATGGTTCTGATAAAGAACTAGGGAAAGACGCATTACCTTCCCTATTACAAGACTCACTTAGTATTAGTTTTGATACAAGTGTTGGCCATGATTACCTTGAAGATTATGATTCCCGATACGACTTTTATCATAAGAAAGAGGAACGAATTCCTTTTGATATTGAATTGCTTAACAAAATTACCAAAGGTGGTTTACCTCGTAAATCTATGACTGTACTATTGGCTACAACCGGTGGTGGTAAATCATTAGTTAAATGCCATGCTGCGGCTGGTGCTTTGTTGCAAGGTAAAAACGTTTTATATATTACTATGGAAATGGCTGAAGAACGTATCTCAGAACGTATTGATGCTAATATGCTCGACGTTACTATTGATGAAGTTTCTGAAATGCCACGTGATGTTTATGCAAAACGCATGGAACGTATCAAAGGCAAATCTACTGGAAAACTTGTTGTTAAAGAATATCCAACTGGTTCTGCTCATGTTGGCCATTTCAGACATCTACTTACTGAACTTCGTATGAAGAAAAACTTTAAACCAGATATTATTATGATTGATTACCTAAATATTTGTGCGTCAGCTCGGGTTAAAGGCGCGGCTGCAGCTAATTCATATACTTTAGTTAAATCAATTGCAGAGGAGGTACGTGGTCTTGCGATGGAATACAATTGCGCTATTATTACTAGCTCTCAGTTTAATCGTGATGGTTATGG